GAAGTACTTGTTCAGTTCTCTTTCCCGCCTCCTTGTACAGGGCGTGATGGCCCTCGTGCCAAGGCTGGTACCTACCCAGCATGAGTGTTGTAGGTGCAGACCAATCATGTAGATTAAACTTATCAATTATGTGAGATGCCTTTGCTTCTGCATCTAAGTTATGACTAATAAATGATACATCAAACTCTGTTGGTCGTTCAAACATCTTGTTTGTGTCTTCAAAACGGCCCTCTGCAATTGTGTCCATGAATACCAGAATGTCTGGCTTACCAAATGCTGCACGAGTTAAATCTGTTGGGCATACAAAATCAACAATGACTGGTGCTACTCCCTGCTTGGAAATTAAACGTGCCATCTCGCCCATGCGTCTTGATTGCTCTAGTCTATCTTCTGGACTAAAACCAAGGTCGGAATTTACCGTTGCACGTACTTCATCTGCATTTAAATGAATTGCATTAATTCTTTCTTTTAAAGCTTTTGCTAATTCTGTTTTACCAGAACCTGGAAGTCCAATTATTTGAATAATCACTTTAATCTTTCTGTTAAGTGGGTAGTTTTAGGACATACCCAGGTCTCACGGTTATTTAATTTTTAGAATTTTTGGTTGTTTTTCTTTTGGTAGATTTCTAACTACACGGATATGCAACATGCCATCCTTTAGCTCTACACTAGAAACTTCCATGTATTCACTTAGTTCAAAGATTCTTGTGAACTTACGTGCAGCGATTCCCTTGTGGACAATTTCTGCATCTGTTACCTCTGTAATTTCACCTGTGATCCAAAGACTTCCGTCTTCAATTGACACAGTCAGATCTTCTCTTGTGAATCCAGCAACTGCCAGCGTTAGCTGATAGTTATCTTCATCTAGCTTTAGCAAATCATATGGCGGGAATGCCGTATTGTTTACCTTACTAAGACTATTGAAACGCTCCAACTCTCTGTTGAAGCCAATAAAAAATGGATCCTTGAATAGATCCATAGCAAATTGTGTTACCATTTTATTCTCCTTTTAAGCAAGTATTATGGTCACCCCCATTTGGCAGGTGACCATACTATTATACCATTCGGTTGACTAAGACTGCAACTACTTTTTTGCTTTTGCTCTAGCCTTTGCTAATGCTTCAAAGTCTTTTACTTTGGTGTCTCCAAGATATCCCCAAGCATATCCGTCTTGAATCATCTGATCATTAATTGATACTGTTTGATCGTCTATGAATATCCATCCAAGAATCCTTCCGTATTTTTCTGAGGAGTCCATCTTTTCTGTTTTAATTTTTACAGACTTGGCATCTTTTAATTTATACTTTAAATATTCTTTTGCTTCAAGCCCCAATTTCTTTTCTGATAAGTCTTTTGTTCTTGATTCAGGCGTGTCTATTCCAGCAAGTCTTACTCGTGATGCAAAAAGAATATCAAAGCCTAGGTCAATAAGTACATCAATTGTGTCACCATCGACTACGGCCTCTACTTTTTTGACATAATACTCGTACATTATTTAACCTTATTAAGTAGCGGAGTATTTTCTTCCCCAGCATAGACTGGTCGGCCCCAACCTACAACTGCGTTGATTAGCTTCTTTTTATTATTTTTTACATAGCCACGAGTTTTTTCAACACACATTCCGCCGTTGCGCTGATCTCCCTTTGCGGTTCCTGAAGTGTTTCCTTCAATAACTTGAATTGTTCCATCACCATTATTTTTAATACAAAGACCAACATGAGAAATTCTATTAACACCATCATCTGGAAAATCAAAATAAATCCAGTCTCCAGCTTGTGGGTCATCATTACGTGCATCTGACCAACGTCCTTCTTTCTTGAACTGGTCTGATGCTGCAACTGTTGACGCTGACTTAGGGAACTTTGCAACCCCCGCTGTCATTGCACACCAAGAAACAAATGACTGGCACCATGGTTGGAAGTTGACCTTCATCCATGCCCCATACTTTGTTTCATTATCTTTTGGGCCTTCAATTGTCCCAACTTCTTTTTTTGCAACCTCGATGATTGCTTCTAAACTTCCTTTTGTTGCCATTTTGTTCCCCTATCTTGTTGTTAAGTTGCTAATACTATCCTAGTATACCAAAAAATTATTTAACATTGCCGTATATATACTCAAGTATTTGAGTATAGTATTCTGGCTTTAGGTGGTCATTTAAAAAATAGGTTATGGGAGTCTTGGGCTGCATTATAGTCTCTATCATGTCTGTCCCAAGTATCTCGGCTATACTTATTGGATTATCTAGGCCTCTTTCATTACACTGTTTGCGCAGCTCTGAAACAAATTTGAGCTGAAATTCGTGCCTATCTTCAAACTCTATTGCTGGGTCCGTGTGGTTGAATCTGAACCTGCTGGTAACTATGCATATGAACTGAGGCATCGGCTCAATAAATATAACCCTAGCCTTATTAAATTTACTTGTAGCGTTATCTATGTAGGTCCTTACTACATTCTCTACGTCTACATAATTATTTAGACCAGTTTGTGGTAGCCAATTCCTTACATCAATATATCCAAACCATGGCATGATTATTCTGCCTTCTTCATTCCAATCGCTTAACATTTCTTTTTGAGTTCCGCTTGCAAAATTTTCAAAATCAAAATGTAATGCAGATCTTCCTGGGTGACAGGATATATAAAAATTCAATGATTTATTTTTATATGTTACAAGTGAGTCTTCCATCCATACATTGTTACCAAGCTTATCTATATATTTTGTTCGGTATTGATGGTCAGAGTCTTGTGTTGTGTCGTCTGACGAATTTTTTTGTAAAAAATTACCTAATCCAAAAGATAGCTTTGCTGAATGAGAATCCCCAATTATTAATATTTTTCTAGTCATAACTTATATTCTATCATATGTGTCCCCAGATGGTATCGAACCATCGACCCGCAGATTAAAAGTCTGCTGCTCT